CCTTGAGAAACTTGATGCTATGAAAGAGCTTCTTAATGATTGGTCTATTCTTGGTTGTGATGAAAGTGGTAATTACTTCCCAACTTATTCCACGTGTGATATTTGGTCAGAGGCCGTGCAGTACCAAGCCTCTTTAGAGGCTGATTTTAAACGTGTTTGCTTAAATGATGAAGGTCTTTACAATTTAATTTGGCATCCGGTTAAAGGATTCCGCGCAGATAAGTTGGCACGGTTTAGAGGTATTATAGGGATGTTTGAAGAACGTAAAATAATCTTTAATCGGTACAGGAACTTCACTAATCTCTTCGAGGAACTCACTAATTTCGGTGTAAGTAGCCATGATGATTGTGTTGATGCGTTGGTGTGGTTGGTTACTGGACTTGCTAAAAAAGGTAAGCTGCAGTTTGATTACTAACCTCTATAATGGTAACAGAAAGAGGTATTAATTTCTTGGGACCAGATTACCTGCTAGTCATTGTTGGTTTTATGGTGCCCTTGTGTACAGGCGGAGGATGGGCAGTAAATAAATTGTTTAGTCGCTTTCATGAACGTATTAATCGTTTAGAAAAACAAATGGATTCCGTTGATAGCAACATCAACTCGATGTATCACAGGCTACCAATAGAATATGTTTTAAAAGTAGATTTCTTAAGAGAGATGCAGCAAATGCAAGACAATTTTAAACTAATTAACAGTAAGCTTGATAAACTAATTGAGAAACAGTAAACACCATGGATTACACAATCGAGATTCAAGAAGATGACAAAGGTGATTTCTTTATTACTCTTCCAGAAGACGTAATAGAAGAACTAGGCTGGGAAGAAGGAGATATCCTGGAATGGAATCTAAAAGGCCCTGGGGTAACCTTGTCAAAACTTAACGATTCTTCTGGATATGATGTGATAGAAGAGTAAAGGTTGGTAGAATAAACAAAACTGATATCAAATAAATGCAAAAACCAATAGGAGGATATAATAATATCCCTGGTGCACCAGGTAATACATACGGTAATTTAACAGGCAATCCTTTTGGTACTGGTTTTGTAATTCCTAAAGGAAAAGCATCAGGACAACCTGTAATGCCAGGAGAAAAAGATAGAAGAAGTCTTGTCAATTACGGAAGAAATTTTGAAAATTATTAGTAATGAATCCGTTTCAAGAATTATTAAATACCTTGAATGCGCCTAAGATACTTGGTGCCTTACCCCAGCTAACTGGGCTAATACCATCTCCGACTGCTTTAAAACATTCTCCAACTGCAGCTAGTTTATTTAATGCTTTTACAGGAAGTTCTTTAAATTTAAATGATGTAAATAATACGGGTAGTGCAACTATTAATCCCTTGGCAGGAGGCATGAACCTGTCCTTTGGAAATGGCTTTGGTGTAGATGTAAATGCAAGAAATAAACAAATCGGTATACAAACCCCAGTCGGAGCCTTAAGTGGGAATTTTAGGAAGAATAACCCAGGAGCACAGGTAGCTTTTCCCTTGGGACAAACTGCTAATGTTGAAGCTGGTTATGATCGTGCACAAGGAGCATTTGGTAAAATTAATTTTAATATCCCGTTTGGTGGTAATCAACAGTTCCCCAGCGGACGCTTACCCATAGCTCCTTTGCCTTCAGAGCAACCACCAGAAGTTACCCGTCCACCTTCCACAGGCAGATTTCTTCCTGGTGATATACCTATACATCTTCTTCCAAGGGGAGTATCGTCTGATCCTGACCAGGACTTTTTAGAGTCGTATATCAATAAACGCCGGTAAATATCCTAAACTTCCACTAAAGATGCTAAGATTTAACTACATGAAAGTATTTAAATAAAACGTGGACGCAACTGCAAGACTTAAGGAAATTGTTGACTCCTATCTTGAGAAAGATGGTAGCTCAAATATTGACACAGGTATTGTTGCATCTCATGTAGCTCAAATGAAACTTTTTGGTATCCGCCAAGGAGTTGAATTTTTTCCAGGACAAGATAACTTTGGTAATCAACGTAAAGATTTTATTGATCGCGTATTAAAATATAATAGGTTAGATACGAGACTAGATTCGATTTGGGAATATTTCTTATGTGATGGGCAAGGTTTATTTTATATCCGTCCTACTGAAACCAATTATAGATTATATTTCTTTCGTCAACAAGAATATCGTTCTTATTACGGAATCGATGGTGATCTAGAAGAAGTTGTTATTATTTATAGTTATAAAGTACGTCAAGGTACAGGTTTTAACGACGGGATTAACATTGCTAATATATCAGGTACTGCATTCTCTGGTACACAGGGAGCTAAACGTTACATTCGTTTATCTATTAAAGCAGATGTAATTGAAGAAACACATAGTGAAGGAGAGATGTCATTTGAAATGCCTAACTATACAGTGTTAGGTCGTACGCAAACATTTAAAAATACCCTCGGATTTATACCATGTGTTGAAATCTTTAATAATCCTAAAGGTTTTTCCAATGAGGGGGTTGGTGAATTTGATTCGTTAGCTAATCATATCGTTACACATGATGGCATGGTTCGTACCATGCGTAAAAATATTCAATTCTTTGGTAGTCCCACACTATTATCATCTAGACCTAAAACTGATCTAATAGAATCAGGGTCTGATTCCACATTACAACGTCCATCTATCGCAGCAAATTCTGGGTTTACTGGGATGGGACCCTTAAGCCAATCTCGGTTTAAATCAGATCCTCTTACCAGAGGTGTTGATGGTGAAATTCGTGTGCCAAGAATTATTGCTAACTTAGAACCAAACGATAGAGTTGGTTATATTGTTCCAGATGCTATAACAGGAGATCAAAATAGTTTTACTCGTCAATATCGAGAAGAAATACGTACTGCCCTTGGTGGTGTAGACGAACTTTCGATATCTGCAGGTATTACTGCAACAGAATATAAATCATTATTTGGTCGTGTATCTGCTACATCAAAGAAAAAAGCAAATGCAATATATACTTATGGTATCTGTCGTTGTTTAGAATTAATCATTTATCAAGAAGAACGTTTATTCCGTGAAACATTAGCTGCTGCAACGGGTATTGAAAAACCAGTGCCTCCTAGTCCAGAAGCTTCTAAAGAAGATCGTGATTTATATGATGTTGCAATAAAAGGATTTGAAGAAAAAATAAAACAAATTATGAAAGCATGTGTAGAAACACAATTCATTCCCCCTGGTACACTTGGATTGATCCCAGATGGGGATATAACTATGCTTTGGAGGTGGTTAGGACCTGTATACGAAGATTCTACACAGGATATACTTAATAATTCTATCGTGGTACGTAACCTCCAAGAATTAGGTGTTGATAGTATTGAAGCACTGAAGTACCTCTTCCCGTCAAAAACGGATGAGGAGCGGGCCTCGATGTTATCGGGATTTCCGTTCAGAATGGTCAACGAACTGCAGGGTGCATACTCTGCTTTTGCGAAATTAGTGGGGGGCATGATGCAGACTCCCCACCCGCAGTCACCGGATTTACCGATGGCTGCTGATCCGAGACTTGACCTCACACCTTATCTGTATCGAACATTAGAAGCATTACAAAAGGAGATGAGTTATGCAGGACGCTACCGTCCAATCGATCCCACAGATGAGCCAAGTACCGACATCAGTAGCACCAAGCAGCTACGTGGCAGTACCGGCTCAACAAGCTCCAGCTCAAGCTTACCAGGGACCAGTCAATTACCAAGTGGGAACGAGCTACCCACAAGTAGTGCCTCAGGCGGGTATCAATTACCAATCAAGCCCTACTCAATACGCCCCCCAATCCCAACCAGCACCACAGGGGAACCCATGGGAGTCGGCGTTCAATCGAGTAGTGGGACTGCTGAGCGCACCAGTCCAATCCCCGTTCCAGGGTCAACCCTCAGCTCAGACACAAGCTTACGCCCCGGCCAATTACGGCCAGACACCTTACGGCCAGCCTACGCCCAACTTGGCGACGCAGACCTCGTATCCCAACCAGGACTACTCAACCAATTATTCCCAAACCTCCTCCAGTCCCTCACTGGCGGAAGTAGCGGATTACCTGGACCTAAGCAACCCAACCCGCCAAGTAATCGACGCGTTCGGGGTAGAAGCTCCAGCAATACTAAATAATTATGCTCTTCAAGTTGAAGGCATGCTTGATAGTGCTGTAGCTTGGGGCAATCAAGCACAAGGTTTACTACAAGGTTATGCTAACTTTGCAGTAAATGAACATCAAGAAAACTTAGCTTATAACGAGATTTTAACAAATCCCGATGTATTAAGTGATTACACCTTGAAGTTCTTTGGCCCAGAAGGCCCTTATCCTGTATATGAAAGTGAGGCCGAATTGGAAACACCTGGTTATCGTACAGAGCAAGTAGTACCTGGTTATGGTAATTTTCCTGCACCACCTGCCGCTTCTGCACCACAACAACCCCAAAATTTCTGGGGTGGATTTAATGAAATGATGGCGCATGATCCACAAAATGCCTGGCGTGTTTTAAATCAAGCTCAACCACAAACTGTTGCAAATAAACTATTTGTAATGGAGTAATCCAATGCGTAATCGTTTAAAAATAGGCATACCCCTTGGAGCTGGTTTAGCAACAGGTGGGTATGCTCTTTCTCAAGGTGAAGATCCAGGATCTGCAGCTCTTGCAGGAGTTGGTGGTGCCCTTGGTGGAGCTGCTGGTTTACTTGGTGCTCGTCAGTTAGCTGGCAAGTATTCTCCTGACATAAGGAACATGATAGAAAACGCAGCAACTACACCAGGTGTTCCTAAATATCTTCAGGAGGGTCTTGAAAAACCATTACAGCTTTCACCTGAAGATTTAGAAAGGCGCCTTGGTAAACCTACTGCTGGTCTTGCTGTTCCTGTTGGTGCTGGACTTGCGAGTTTAGGCGGTATCGCTGCTGGTGCAATACCAGGAGCAATGGGTGTCCCTGGATTCCAACAGCAACAATATGTAGATCCTGAATCTTATGGTTCAAGTAATACAAGAGGTGCACGTGCTGCAACAACTACTTTGCAATATATGTAATCTCCCAAGATTACTAACTGCTACAATTTATGATAGATAAGACATGCGTATGTCTGAATCTTTCGCTTCGTAAAAACACTCCCCGCGATCTGGAGAATAAACTAAAATGTTTATTGATAATGATTTTCCAAAAATCTTAGGTGCGGAACTTTATCGTCCTCATCCTGCTTACATCTGTGAAATGGCTGTTGAACCAGTAGTGGTTCATGATTTCACACGTCAACCTGGTCAAACTGTTCAGTTAGATCGCTATAAGTTTTGGGGCACTCCTGGTACTAAGGATAGCCGCGAACGTATTGCTGATCAAACTATTGGTACTGCCAATAGCCGTAATATCACAAAAGAAAAAGTTCTTGTGGTACTTAAGGAATATACTGGTCCTGCCGATCCTGGCGATCCTACTCAACCCAGTACCTTTAAGATTGCACGTGAAACACTGATTACTGCACAGCGTCTCTTGCTGGATACAGGTAATCTAAATATGTTCCACCAATCTATTGGTTCCCTTACCTTACTTGATGATTATCGCCGTTGGCGTGATCGTGTGTTTATTGATGAACTATCCAAAGCAGAAGCTAATGGTGTAGCATCAACAACACAAGGTGGATATTTCTTCCCTGCTGGTAAAGTTAAAGATGCTTCCGGTCGTATCACATATGATGGTACAGAATACGGTAATAATGTACAACAGTTCTCTGTTCGTACTGACCTACTGAATGTAGTAAAAGATCTACGTAAGCGCAACGTTCCTACCTTCTCTGATGGTTTGTATCGTTGTATTTGTGATCCTACATTCATGATGCATTTGCGTCGTGATCCTGACTTCCGTGAAATTGCACGTTATGCAGGTAATCCAGGTCAAGGCATGTATATGTCGGGTAATCCGATGATGCCTAATAACGCTGGTTTCTTCCAGGGTCCTCAAGCTGGTCAAGGTTATTTCCTTGCTGGTGAACCTGTAATGCCTACTGGCGTACAATTTGAAGGTGTGAAGTTCTACGAATCAACCAACTTCCCCACCAAGAATATTACTGCTACATTCGATAACTCTACTTATGGCAGCAAGGAAGTAGCACAAGGTTTCTTCTTTGGTCCACAAGCTGTAGGTGTTGGTGTTGGCGGTCCTAATGCACAAGTACTCATTAACAATAATGATGACTTTAGCCGCTTTATTATCTTGATCTGGCAACTCTATGCTGGTTTTGATATCTTGAATAAAGATTTTATTACCACTGCCTATAGCTTTGTTCAAGATGATGGCACTGTTTGATAAATAACAATAAAACAAAACGGAGAATTAAATGACTTACTTGTCAACTAAAAAAATCTATCCAGGTAACTGGACAGGAGATTTGAATGGCTGGTATAAAAACATTGACACCACCGGTGGAACCACAGTTAATGCTTCTGCAGACGGCCCTACTTCTGTATTAGCTCTCCCCGGCTGGCGCTTTTTTCAACAACGTGGTTATGTTCCAGTAACCTGGACATCAGGTGATGCTGCTACTTATGGTCAAACCATGAGTGTAATTATCCCTTCTCCTTATCGTCAGGACGACACACGTACTGATATTACTGGGATGGTACTTAGTGGTAATACCACACAAGCAGCGTATATTTATCGTTCTGCACTATCTGTTGCCTCCGGTTGGGGCGATAATCGTGTTGCATCAGGTGTATATGCTACTACAGGTACAGTACTTGCATTTGGCCGTGATAATGCAGGTGTTCCCGTAGCTGCCTCTGGTGAGCCAGTAGCCGCTGCTGTACTTGCATCTACAGTATCAGGTGATGCTGCTACTAAAATTTACTTTGCTGGTGGCTCACAAGCCCTTGGCTCATTCCCTGTATTTATTTCTGCCTTGGCACAAATAAACGCAGCATCTGGTTTAGTAAATAGCGGCATTGCATACAAGATATTGACTACTGGCACTACATTTAAAGTGTATGCCAAAGGTACTGCTGATGCTCTTACCGCTACTGGCGGTGTGTATATCTCAGATGCAGATAAAGCTGCTGGCCTAACTGGTTATCTACTAGTTGAAGCCTGTTATATCGTGCCTGACAATGCACCAGACTACAACTCAATTGAGCAATACTTACCAAATCGTACGGTAAGTACTTAATTAGTTCCCATTGTGAGTGGTTTAGGCTAAACTAAAACCAGATCTTCTGGATTACATGCTTTACCAACACACAAAAACGGGTGCACGAGTTAAAGTTATTAGTGAATGGGATAATGGCGATTGGTTTTTGGTCGAAGATCAAGACGGTCGCCTTTATACTGTTTACAAAACTGAAATCACACCTGATGAATCAGCTACAAAAACAGTTAAGACATTACAAATAAAAGATAAAGCAGCTAAAGAAGAACCACGTGCATTTCCCCCTGATATACGCTTAAATATTAATTCGGCAACTGCTCAAATGATTGCTGATCATATTAAAGGTATCGGATTAAAGACTGCACGTGAACTTAAAGATATCCAAATGAGTTTATCCGGCGAAAGATTCACTACCTTGGAACAGCTGAAACAAGTGAAACGTGTTGATTGGGAATCTGTATTTGCAGCTAACTTGATACGTGTTTAATAGAAGCCCTACTTCACTGGGGCTTCTTTATTTTATAATGAAAATAAAATAAGAAAATGGAAAACGCAGGTGGTAAGTTTTTAATAGGTAATATTGGCATGACTGGTACAGCTACCGGTCCACACATTCATCTCACTGCAAGAGATCGAAAAACAGGAGCTTTAATTAATCCTGATACTATTAAAACTCCCTTCATGGGTGTTCAGATAGGAGAGAAAAGAACACCTTTGGTTAGACGTAATGCTGCAGGTGGTCTTGAGTGGAATCCAGAGGCAGGATTAACAATTACTTCAGGATTTGGAAAAAGGGACGCGCCTACTGCAGGAGCATCAACGTACCATCAAGGTATAGATTTTGCTGGTCCTACTGGAACCCCTGTTCGTTATCAAGGATACGGTAAAGCATTACCTATACCAGGAGCAGGTGGTTATGGTAATTTAATGACGTTTAATACAGCAGATAATAAATATGAATTAGGTTTTGGGCACATGAGTAAATTGGGACCAGAAGCTCAAGTATATGCATCAAATTTAAATTCAAAGCCTACTGCACCTGTATTACCAGTATCTGATTCTGTTATTTATAATCAAGGACAAGTACAAGGTGCCGGGTCAGCTCTTAATTTCTTATCTCAATACCTTGGTAAATCAGAAAAG